AGAAGCAAATGTATTAAAGATTTCTTTATCGGTCATGGGTAAAGTGGGAGTGCCGAGGTTGAGGCGGTCAGGGGTTGGACGCTTCTTCCTCGGTTGTTTTTTACCAAAGCGTAGTCCAAGCTCATATTCACTTATCATTTTCGGGCAAGCTCTTGGCACGCAGCCTGAACATTATATGTATGGCAATCTATCTGAGTAGACTTCGTTAAAGATGCTGTAGTTGCTAAATAAAAAATTCCAAAAATTGAAATGTAAAGTAAAGCGTGTTTCATGGGGTTGGTTTCAGGGGTAAATTAATAATAACAAATGGTCAACAAGTGTCAACCTTAAAAAGATTGAGTTGCTCAACTGGTATTGGAAGATTTGCCTTATCACCCCATTGCCGACCAATGGCATCACAGATGCCTGGGAAACTTTTACTGCGTATTTTTCCGCTTTTAGCTTTTGAATACCAGAGAGGTAGTTTCTTGCCACTTGGAGAAATATAAAATTCACCTTTATCAACAATCTTAGTTGGTTTCAGTTTTGGTAAATTTTTAAGCCATAAACAGGTAGTCTTTTGAAAGCTGTCGCCAAACTCCCAAGGCTGAATTATCTGATCTGGGGGTCTTATAGCAGAACTTATAACACTGATCGGATTTTCAATAGCCCATCTTGGTATGTTGCAATCCATAAGCATACGCACAAAATCAAGGGCCTCTTTCTGTTCCTTTTCCTTTCGCCAAAAATGGCGGCTACCAGAAACAGCAAGGTGCTGACAACTCGGGTGGGCCACCATCAAATCAAATCCATCATTAATAATATCTCTTACATCTCCCTGATAATGCTTGCCCTCAGATTCTGTCGGCAACAGATCACAACTGATTACGTCATGCCCAAACCGAGCAAAACTATTTCTAATTTGCCCTGAGTATTCACAGGCTATAAGAATTTTCATTAAATATCTTCTTGCTGTCTGTCTAGAAATTTAAAGCATCGGTTTATTGTTTCCAATTCTTCTGCCTCTTCATCCCATGTTGTACAGTCAAATTCTCTATTGGTGATAAGTTTTTTCTTATCAGAAAGCATACTCATCATGTAACTTAAATCTGCTTGGGTCATTGAATCCCCTCATATAATTTGTCAAGATCACCTTCTCTTTCTATATCTTCCCTTATTCTTCTTTCGTGAAACTCATAAAATGGATCTTTAAGAAGTTCATTATATGTATTATCCTCCCTAAATTCATGGAAATTTATCTCATCAATATTACAATTAGTTTTTTTCATAATCTTATCGAACAAGGCATCATGGTCTTTTGCTTTCCATAGTTTTGATTTAACAAGTTTTCTGCCATCAACTTCTTCATTGATAGCTCTGACCAATGCTTCATTAGCAAATTGTTGGTTTTCCCTCTTCCTATCATTTTTATACAAGGCATGAATGTCTCTTTCATTGCTTGTAAGTTCAATCTGGAAAACTTCAAAAGTTGGTGTCATTTTGCTAATTCCATAGTAATTCTTGTCCAATCATATTCTCCCCACTTCTTATCATCTCCCATACCACCGTAAGGAATAACGTGCTTTGGCATATATTGAATGATTCCTAGCCACTCTCTTAAAACATCTTGTTTTGTTTGGTTTTTCCAATCTTTTTGATATTCAAGAATTCCTTTCTCTTCAAGAATCTTGCCAACTTTTTGATAAGTTTTTGGGAAACGTGCTGCAACGCTTCTTAACTCATGTCTGAATTCGTAATTGTGCCAGTAAGTCATTTTGAGGGGGTTGTCTCTATACCTATATTATAAACATATTTGTCAACAACTGTCAACAAGGTCGCATTACTTCCACATCGAAACCCTTCTCTTTCAATTCCTCAATCCTATATTTTTGTACCTCACTCAATCTGCCTTTTGGCCCTTTTACCTCAATAAACTTTACCTCATCTGGTTTCATGCACACCAAGTCAGGTAATCCAGCTTTGTTGCACATAATCAACTTGATTACCGTCCACCCCTCTTTTTCGTATCTGTCGATTAGCTTCTTCTGATATTGCTGCTCTGTGATCACGATAATGGTTAATCGTATAGTTCTCCTTTGATTGTACTACCTCAAAAACTTTTGGCTCTATACTTTTTTCAGCAAAAATATAATGAACTTTATTGCTTCTATCCCTGCCCAAATAACTGGCTCTTTCTCTTCCCTGCAAATAGCTCAACGCAGAATAATCTATGCCCAGAAAAACAACATCATCTGCACTGCTTAAATTGACACCCTCCCTGCTACTTCTAACCTGACCAATAAAAACCTTATCATCATTACTATTAAAAACAACTGGATCTTCAGTAACTCGATCACCAAAAACTTTTTTAAGCATTTTTTCTTCTGCCTTATAACAATACATAATCGCAGTTTTGCCCTTAAATGTATCTTTTATATATTCAACTTTGCTCTTATCAAAAATTACTGTGCCATGATTTTCTGTTATTACATGACCATTAAATAATTGCTTCAATTTGCTCATTACCTTAACCCCAGTATCAGCTAAAACGCTTCTTTTTCCTACGCCACCAATAACACCTGTTTTTATAATCCTCAATGCAAGCCTATAAGTTCTTTTAGACATTTTCACTAAATGGACGTTTTCTTCTATTTCTTGACTAAAACCAGCCTCTTTTTGCGTCATATAGACCATAAATGGCTCAATATCTCTCTTGATTACATTTATATAGGCATCAGAATAATCTTTTACAACAATTCCAGTTCCAACTCTTTTCTCCTTAACTTCTACATAATCACCAGCCCATTTATAAAAACCATTTCGGCCATACCTTGAATATTCATTCCAAACATTAGTCAAAGCAAATTGATGATATAACTGACTCCAACTTTCTGGGCTTGGCGTTCCACTCATTAAAATAATTATTCCATACCTTAATTTCAAAATATTCTGTTGCCGTTGTGATGGTTTTGGAAATGCTCCAACACTATGGGCTTCATCAACAATGACAACATTCCATGATGTACCTTCAAAATTCTTTAGCTGCTCAAAATTTGTAACAACAACTTTATCTGCCAAATTCATCAGATCTATGTCTTTTTTTATACTGCTGATAGCTTTCTTTTTTGTAATTATCAAAACCTTATCCTCATCCATATTTTTTACAACTGATAAGGCCACAAGTGTTTTTCCTGTCCTACATTCACCGCTTAAATATCCATAACCATGATCAACACAAAGTTTTGTAAGCTTTTCGCTTGCTTCTTTTTGATACTCTCTTAATACTACCATTGACAGGGTTGGAACTACTGCTAGTGTACATTGAAACACTATATATGCAACATCCATGCAACAGAAACCCAAAAAAGTGATTCAGATCTATCTTGAAGAAGAACAAATTAAATGGCTTGATGCCAACAAAGGGCCAGAACTAAAAAGAAGTGGTTTAATAAGAACTATTATTAGAGAAAAAATGAATCAAGAACCTCCAGCTGCAAGAATCTGGAGAAAAGTTAATCAAAAAGATAACGTCTTATAAAAATGGATATAAAAGAAGAATTATCTGCCTTACCAAAGGCATGGGGTTATGTTGCCGTAAAAAATAAAAGGCCCTACCAAAACGATTGGCAGAATAATCCACTAAAAAAATCTGAACTTATTAAAGAACTTGTAGCAAAACGATCAACAGGAATAGGAGTATGCTGCGGAACTCCTTCTGGTGGACTACTTTTCCTAGACCATGATGGGCCGTCAGCTGCAAAAATACTAGGAGAATGGGGGTTTTCTCTTTCATCTCTTCCACCTTCATGGATGGTTACATCAGGTAGGGTCGGTAGGTTTCAAATTATCTACAAGGTTCCAGAAAAATATTGGTCAAAAATTAAAACTCGTAAATATCAAACAGGGGTAAAAGATGAGGATGGGTCAGTTGAACAGATAGAACTCCGCTGGGATGGTACACAGTCAATAGTATCTGGTTCACATCCAATGACTGATGGTTACAGGTGGATGGATGGTCGTTCACCAAGAGATTTAAAAGAAATAGCTGAAGCTCCACTTGCAATAATTAAAAAGATGATGGAGCCAAAGAAGAAAACATCAAAAACTCCTCAAATACAAACACTTAACTCAGATACCGATAAGGCTCGTTCTCTTCTTCAATCAATAAGTCCATCAAGACTTGATGACTACGACACATGGTTAAAGATTGGTATGGCTGCACATTCAGTAGGAGATAATTCTCTTTTATCTGATTGGGAGCAACTATCACAAAAAAATAGCAAATATAAATCTGGGGAATGTGAGAAGAAATGGTCTTCCTTCAAATCATCAGGGGTTTCTCTCGGCACTCTCCAAAAGTTTGCCACCGAAGATGGCTGGTCGCCTCCTCCACGGTCTTTTCCCACCTCAATAGAACCAAAAGAAGAATCAACACCTGTACCTCGTAAATTAGAACAACTGACATCTCAGGAGTTGATGAATTTTTTACGCAACTTAAAACAGGAAATCAGATTTAATACCTTCTCCCATTCAATTGAAATGGAAGGCAAAGTTATTAAAAATATTGAGATTTTTTACCTTACCCTCGCAGAACTTGGTTATAAAGTTCCAAAAGAAATGGCAGTTGATTGTCTTCTTAAAGTAGCCCATGAAAATGAATATGATCCTGTGAAACTTTATCTTGATCATTGCTACAACGAAATCCAACCAGCTTACATTGAATCTTTGGCCTCAACATATCTAAGGCCACAGGATCAAAACCTGACCGAGCCGACAATATATGACACCATGCTAAAACTAACCCTAATAAATGCAGTAAGAAGAGTTTATATTCCAGGTTGCAAACATGACACCGCCACTGTCTTGCAAGGTTCACAGGGAATAAAAAAATCTTCTTTCTGGCAAACATTATTCGGGCCGTTCTTTTCTGATGCCCTCGGTGATATTTCCTCAAAAGATGATCTTCTCGTTCTCCACCGTTCATGGGGAATGGAATGGTCTGAAATTGATGGTGTAACATCCAGAAAACACGCAGGGGTGGTAAAGGCTTTTTTATCTCGTGCCACTGATCTTCTTAGAGTTCCTTACGGAAAGGCAGTAGAAGAATGGCCCAGACGAGGCATTATTGTCGGATCTACAAATAAAGAATCAGGTTTGCTTATAGATGATACAGGCAACAGGCGTTTTCATGTCATACCATGCACTGCAAAATCTATTGATCTTGATTCCTTACAACTTGAGAGAGATTCCTTGTGGTCGGCAGCCGTTCATGCTTTTAAAAATAATGAACCTCATTATCTATCTTTAAAACAAGAGCATCAGATTGAAAAAGAAAATTTAGGTTACATGGTGGATTCTCCTTGGTCTTCTGTTATCAGTAATTGGTTGAATGATCCCTCCAACTCCGTTAAAGATATTACTATTGAACTTTTATTATCTGAAGCTGTTGAAAAACCTATCGAAAGACAAACAAAAAGTGACGTTATGACCGTAAGTCAAATCTTAAGGAGTCTCAAATATGATCGTAAAAAGAAAAGAATCATGGGAACATCTAAATGGGTATGGTTCGCAAAACCTTCTTGATGTTCCTTACTGTTCCTACCTTGTTCCTACCTTCGGGAACACTTAAAACTCTTTCTATAACTATATATATATATATGTTCCTTATGTTCCTAGTATATTATATATAAATATAATAATAGTATATATAGGGGATATAGGGGATAAATATAACGTTAGGTAAGTTTGGTACAAAGGTGGGAACAGCGGGAACGTGGGAACACCTGTTCAGTCTCAAATGAGTCTCAAAATTAAGAAATATTCATATTTTCTCATTTGCGTGTAACATCTATGTAATGGCTAAAAAAGGTACAAAATTAGAAACTGTTATCAGATCTCGCAAACTTGGCGAGATCATCGCTAAAGGTGGTCGTAGATCTGACTGTAATCGCTATGCTTCGGAGAACTGGGGGGTAGGAGAAAGATCTGTTGATAAGTATTTGGAGATTGCTAGAGCCGAGATGAAAGCCGATTGGGATATGGAAAGACCTGAAATGGTGGCAAATCTTTTAGCACAAGCTGCAACGTTACAAATGGAAGCAAGAGAAAAAGGTCAACTGCATATTGCTCTTGGTGCGATCAATACAGCAGCTAGACTTGCACAGATTATTTCGTGAGCATTTTAGATACAGTTCAACCTGGAAAAGTTTTATATCAAATAGGGGCATATGATTTACCGACAGCAGATGAAGCAATAACTCGAATATCTCAAGATTTACTTCCGCATCAAGCAAAGTTCTGCCAAGACATGGAGCATAGAAAATTAGCACTTGTTTGTGGTTTTGGTGCTGGCAAAACTCACGCATTAATTTCAAAATCTTGCATACTGGCAGCACTCAATGTTGGTCATGTTTCTGCCATCTTTGAACCTACGAGTCCGATGCTCAGAGATATTTTACAAAGAACGATGAATGAATTATTAGACCAATGGCAAATACCTTTTTCATTTAGAGCTTCACCACTTCCTGAATACAATCTGGAATTTAAAGAAGGTACTCATACTATCTTGTTAAGAACAATGCTTACATACCAACGTCTTCGAGGGCAGAACTTATGTGCAGTTGGATTTGATGAGGCAGACACTATTCCAAAACGAGAGGCAGAGAGTGCAATGAATATGGCACTTGCAAGACTTAGGTCTGGGAATGTTCAACAGTTCTACGCAACAACAACTCCCGAAGGTCATGGCTGGGCATTTGAAACATTCGAAAAGAATAAAAAATCTGATACAGGATTAATCCAAGCAAAGACAAAAGACAACCCATATTTACCCGACAATTTCATTCAATCTCTTGAAGAAAACTATCCACCGCAGTTGATAAAGGCTTACTTGCTAGGACAATGGGTCAATTTAACGCAGGGTCAGGTTTATAGTAAATTCTCCAGGGAGCATCATGTCATCGACAAAATACTGTTTGATATCAAAATGGAAACTCTTTTGATAGGAATTGATTTCAACGTGATGAACTGCAACGCAGTGGTTGGGATAAAAGATGGCGACAAGCTGGTGATCATTGATGAGATATCAAAACAAAATGATACAGATGCGTTGGCACAAGAAATCCGCAGACGTTATAGTTCAAACAGAATATTAGTTTACCCAGACGCTAGTGGTTCAGCACGTTCAACAATCAATGCCTCGAAAACAGACATCGCAATCTTGCAAAGTTACGGATTCAGTTCAATGGCTCTCAAGAGCAACCCCTTTATCAAAGATCGAGTTGCAACCGTCAATGCGTTATTACAAAACGGCAAAGGGGAAAGACGTTTGGCGATTCATGCCAGT